TACACCCACCCTGTTCCAACCTATTTTTAGACTAAGGGGGGAGGCCCCCTAGAGAACTTACTCGCTGTGTTCTTCTACAGTGGGCGAGGGGAGCCTACGGCTCTTTTCCCTCGCCCGCTAGAAGCGCTGCGTGAACTACGTCGGGGTTGTGAGTGTTCACGAGCGCAAGGGGGTTCTAGCGGACAATTCCTGGAATCAGTTGTTTATGGAATGGTTAGATATAGCCGCAAGAGAAGCTTTGGAAGACGACGTACCTTCAGACGACGAAATGGACTACGATTCAAGCGTAGAGTATATAGACGACGAACCTTCAGAGGACGAGCCAGAGGAATGCAAAGAATACAAAGACGCAGGTACCCTGTTAACAACCCATTTGGGGACAAAATATTCGTCAAATTTCGATGCACAACCGGAGGAAACTTACAAGCACCATCAGTAGCAGCCCCATCAGCTGGACAAACCTGGAATCTAAACGATCTAGGAACAGCAGTCGGAAACGGAGGAGCACCAGGACTAGAAGAATACTCACTATTATTCAAAAGATATCGAATCACAGGAGCAAAAGTAAAAGTCACAATCTACAATGAAGTATCAAGCGATGTATTCAACGTAGACCCAGCATGGGGATTCATAACAGCAAGCAGTGACGCAATAGATATGTCAGACTACCATTTATCCGACATTCAACACCTACGTTGGGTAAAATACAAACCGTTAAATAACTGGACATCTGGAGCAAGAGCAACAACGATTTCTGCATATTTCTCATGCCTAAAAGTATTTGGGGCAGACAGAACAATCCCAGATGACCTGGACTACACAGCAACAACAAACTCAGCAGGAACGCCATTCTACAACACACCAAGTATCACAGCTGGAGTTGGATGGGGAGTAGTAAAAGCAAACGCAAGCAACTGGGGAGCAAGTGAAAGTATTGGACAATATACACAAACTGTAACCTACTATGCACAACTATGGGACCCAGAACTAGGACAAACAAATGTGTAATAAAATTTATTCAATTAAAAGGAGAACTCGGAGTCGGGGGGTCGGGAAATAAGTCGTCCGGAATCGATGTCCAGCGAACGCTGAGCGGATTCTGGACCAGCCCAAAAGTGCTCCCATCTTGGAGAGTCGGGAGTGAGATCCTCGGAATCTTGAAGGGAGGACCACCAGGTGACGCGGGTAAATCGTCGAGAGAGCGCTTGATACCTCTGCTGACGTTGGGAATAGTCGTACCAGTTGGAGGGGTGGAGATTGGAAGTAATGAAGATGCGAGTTGGAATCCAGGGGGTAAATCCACCTTTGATAGGGACTTGGATGGAATATCGGTCGAGAATGCGAAGGAGGTTAGAGAGAGTCCATCGGGAGGCTTTTCCATCGTAATCGTCGATAAGGACTGAGTCTTCTCCAGAATATCCGTCGAACCAGAATCCATCGGTGACGGCGAGAGAGGGGGAGTTGGGATAATTATCGTAGAAGAAACGGGTTTTGCCACATCCGGGGGGCCCAAAGAGGAGATGGACATCAGGAGCTCGGGGTCGAGAGGGGAGTTCGGCATTGTAGAGTTGATGTAAACCTCGATGATATTTAACATAGACTTCAGGGCAGTCTTCTCGGAGACGCTTAAGGCCACCTTCGCGTAAAGCTTCAATAGCTCCCGACAAATCGGACCGAGATCCCTGGGATGAAAATCCAGGATCCCCATAGGTCCAAGGACCGTCCACGCGTGTGTCCAACTTCGAACAATACTCGATACATTGAGCAGAGGTACCTCGGCGCATTTCCCAATGTGCTCGAGGAAGAAAACCAGTAACTTTTGCGAAGCGGATTGGTTGAGAAAACTCGACATAGCCCTGATAGTGGCTCGTTCCTCCTTCTCCAGTTTCCTGTTGGAAGATAATATATCGGACATGGTCCCAGAGCTTAGCAGATTCGAGGAAGTCATTAGGGTTAAGAGTAGGGTTATTTTCTGTGAAGAGCCAATTGCGGCCACGAGACATAAAAATGAACTCGGAGTTTGCCGTTTGAACAAACGAGCATGGCAAACCAAACGGCCGATTCAGTGAAAAACACAATCGGAGTTTGAAAAGACACTAACTCCGAAATTTGTAACATCGGAGTTTTCGGAGTTTTTTCGTGCGTGCACCGGAGTAGGAAAGTCCCATGGAACGGGAACAGAAGTGGGTGGTAATACTA